TGTAACTTAACTGTTTCTGGAGATGATAATTATAAAGCTCATCTTAATGGTAAAGTACATAGAAAGAACTTGAAACTTAATGATATTTATGATGATACTGTATTTGATTTAACTAATAGTTGTGAAGTGTGTAAAGTTCGATATACCGGACCCGCGAATAAGCAAGATCATTTATTAGGCAGACAACATGCGAATAAGTGTATGCGAGCTGGCGTTGATCCTAAGACTATGAAAAAGCTTACAGACGTTAATGATTTGGCATCTGCTATACAAAATGATTCTGAACCCAACTACACGACTAATCAACGCAGATTGAAGTATAAAGAGATTTTGCTTTCACTTCGTCGTAGGTTGATGGAGGATCAACAAGCTTTCGAGCATTATATAGAGAATGAAGTGGTCTTTATTAATTATCTCGAATCTTTACCTGACAATAAATTATCTAAAGGAACCACTCCTGACATGATAATTGGAAAAATATATGAAGATATGAGCTTTCGCACATTAGTTACTGACACAGCCTTGAAATTTAATTTAGAAGCCATGGTGTCGCCGGATATCCGTAAACAAGATGCGGCTTTTGTCGACCCTCCTGATTATTGTGATGTTGTTAAACCTGTTTGGACTTTGAATATCTGGGGCTGCTCCACGTATTTATTTACGAGAATGTTCTTCTTACGGAACAAATATCCACATATTTTCCATGCAATCTATGTCGCAAGAGTAATGGTCAGACCGTCTACTGTTTCGGAAGAGAAATGGAATTTTGTCTTAAATCTCAGCGATTGGCTTAATGAAAATATGAAAGATGTCGTTATTTCCAGAGCAACAGTTGTTACGCCTGGTGAACTGATCACTTTCTTTGAAACTCATTGGATTTTTGATGAAGATACAATAAAATCTGCTGATACCAAGTTAGTACATGAAGCTACTTGGTGTATCGGTGGAGATGAAGATGATCTTGAAGGAGATTTGGATTTTGAAAAAGTTCTTGAACATGGAGATGGCGATTTTAAGAAAGAAGAGGGAGAGGCTAAGCCTGCTGATGCAGGCGCACCTCCTGATCCACCTCAGATCGCTGCCCCTGCGGATGCGGACCCTGAAGATCCTAACTTGCCTCCTAGATGGTATACTTTACAAGATAATTATGCTGAATTGCCCGAATGGGAAGTTCCTTCTTCTTATGCGTTCTTTCAACTTTATGAACGAGCTGAATTAGGAGGAGCTGATGCTAAACGAGTTGTTCACAAGCAAAATATTGAAGCTGTGCTGAATGTTAATTGGTATAAAATTACTCAGATTAGCAAGGACAGAGTTTTGGATGAAAAACCTGAAGGAGTCACCAAAGAGATGATGGACAAATTATCTCGGGAGTATCCGAACACATATTCAGTTATGACAGCGTTTGTTTATTTAGTTTTGGCCCTGGATGAGGCTGATCCTGATTTTAAATATAATGATTCGGTTTGGTTCAGTGTTG